TGCTCTCTTAATTTTTGTTTTCTTCTCTACCTTTGGTAAATCATAGTCAGGTAAATTATAAGTAGTTTTTTTAACTTTACCAACTCTTTTAGTATCTTTGTAATCTTCCCAACTACTTGTGTCTACACTAAAATCAAATTCTTGTGATCCCCAATTAGAGTAATTTCTTTTTATTCTTTCAGATAATCTTTCGCCTTTATCATTAGATATTATTGCACCGATAATTTCTACAGAACCTACATAACTAAATAATGTTTGATTTTGGATAGGATTAGTTTGTAAGGTAAATATTATAATTGTATTGTTATTTCCTTGTAAAATCCACCCTTCTGGAAGCTGAGGCGTTATCTCTGCCTTACCTTCAAACTTTAATTCAATACCCATAACACCAACATCTGCTTCTAATGAACAAATACCATTATCTATTGTTATAATAGCTTTTTCTTCTAATCTAGGTTTTTTTATTCTAATTCTATCTTTTTTAAGTAGGACTTTCATTATTTCCTTCTGTTAAAATTAAATTTATAAGCATTACAGCATCTAAAATATTAACTATACCATCTCCATTTATATCAGCAAGGTCACCTTCATCTACTTCTGCACCAGCACCAGATGTTACAATATTAACCAATACAACCACATCTAAAATATTAATAATTCCATCTTCATTTATATCACCTAAAGCATAAACAGGAGGAGCAACATAATTTTGAGCAAAATCTAATTCAACACTATGTTCTGTACCTTCATAAAATATTCTTAAAATACCAACAATACCATTATGTCCTTCAGGTATTAAATATGGTGTAGATAATATAATACTTGTATTGGTTTGAGCAGCAGTCAGATAACCAGAAGCATCAAAAGGCTCATCAGTATCACCTATAACAGGTATTAATACTTCTCCTGTATCAGGATGCACTATTTCCTCATCATTATACGTTATAAATATTTCATGTTCAAATGGACCTTCTAGATTAGTGTCTATAATAGCTTGAGGATTATTATTTAAATTATTGTTTCCTTGATACCAGTTACAATTAAGATATTCTTCTACTTCTTCTTCAGTTTCTTCTTCTACTATAGTGTCGTCACCATAATTAGGGTTATCGTTAGGATCAGGTAATTCCCAATTACCTTGCCCACTAGTACCACCACCATCAACTACAGCTTCTGTGCCTCCATCAAGAAATATTTCTTCATCATCTTCACCATACTCTCCACGATGCACTTGTACTGCTTCTATACTTACTTTATCTAATGATTTACTAATTTTAGTTATAAAGAATATTGGATAAACTACTTGCCCATTTTTTAATAGTGTGTTTGTGTAATCATATCCAAACGCTAATTTACCACCGATAAGTTCATTAAAATGAATATAATCACCTACTTCTAAATTCATATAACTAGCAGGTAGATCTATTTTAGTGATTAAATGTTGATTGGCATACCACATTAGTAATCTTTTTTGTAATTTTCTTGCCGTATCATCATCTCTTATATAATCTGTTTCTACTTCTAATTTTCCTTCTTCTGATGTTAAGCCGTAATAATCAATATTATAATGTTTAGTCAAAGTATCAGGATATATAGCTATTGTAATTTCATCTAAATTTTCATATTCATTATCATCTGCATCTATTAAAGAATATCCTGTTTCTTTATCAAATTCACCAGATCCATAATTCTTTTTATACTTTACATTAACAGAGTTTTTAATATCATCTAATTTTGTTAAGCTAAAAGAATATTTAAGTATATCTTGATTGTCTATTGTAGTATATGAAACATTATCTAAAACTTGGTGCAGAGGTATAAAACTAAATTGACCTTGTGCATTAAAAGAAGGTATAATTAAAGACGACTTAAACAATCCTTCAAACACTTCTTTAGCTTCTTTTTGTTCATTTAAAGTAAAAGAATGTTGCCAACTATCTATTTCATCTATTAATTCAATATTATCTGGTTTATAATTAAGTTCATCTTCTAATATGTCTTTAAGTATATTTTGTGCCGACACTATAACTTCATCATTTTGTATTCTACCTGCAACATCAGCAAAAAACTTTTTATCAAGTGGTTGGTCAATAACTGCATCTTGTAATAAATAAACATTAAATAATTGTACAGAACAATGACAATACTCATCTGTACCACTATCAAATTGTGGAATTTTTAACATACCAAAATTAATATTCTCAAATGCAGTAGTATTGTTAAATGTTTTTAATTCTTCATAACCATTAATTAATTCAACTGTATCTTCTGTTGGAGTAGCACCACCAATAGTTACATTCTGTTGATTTCCATAATCAATGTTACGCCAATTTCCATTTCCGTTTGGAATGTAAGGAAAATCTAAAGTATCTGCTAAATCTTGTGCCATAAGTTTAGTGTTTGCAGCAGGGTCTTGATATTGTAAACTAGCATTATTGTCAAAAAATTCTGCTCCGTAAGCAAAATAACGAGATTCGTTTCCAAGACCTGACATACCTTTAAAACTATGGTATTGTACATCATACACTATTTTTGATGAACAAGGAAAACTTGCAACATTATCTTTCAAATACAATTTAACATAAACAAATCCTGATTCAGCATCCTCATTTCTACCAATTATCCAAATACCTTTACCTGTACCACCATCTTGTAAATTATCAATAGGATAAAAACCTTTAGTTTCAGGATACTCTATTTTCCAAGAATCATCTATAGCACTAGTAACTGTAGCTCCAGAATCGTTGTGATTATTATGCAAAGCCATTGGTGTCCACCAAGTTCTGTCACCATTATTCCAGTTATCTATATAGTGACCAAAAAATGTCATAGCATCACTATCGTTTTTCCAAGGAATAAAATTATATGCACTACCAGTACCATCACTATTTCCAATACCATCATAATGTGTAAAACCATATATTCTATTCTGGTTTTCAAAAGTTTCGTGTGGTGCATTATTATCATAATCTTGATTTACACAAACCATTTTATCTAAAGGTCTGTAAATCCTACTAGGAATACCAACAACATCTGTTTCATTAATTAAAGCCTCAGCATTAAATTTTATAGAAGCTGACGAATCTGTAGTAGATTGTTCAAACTGATAAAGATTGTCTACACTCATTTCAATTTTTTTATAGCCAACCTCATCGTCGTCTGTAATACCATTAAGATAATAAATCCACGGTTGTGTATAATCTAAATATTGTGGTATAGGAATAAAGTTATCTTCATAAACTGATAATGTACCAACTTCTTTAATGTAGCCGTTGTCAATCAATGGATGAGATGATGTTAAAAATGGATTACCATAATCTCCTTCATTTGGAGTTTTCCATAAACCTTCTAATTCTTTATCTTCTTTATCAATCTCAAATTTTGTTAATACTTGTATTAATTCTCCTAAATTATCCTCACCTATAGAATGTGAAATAACTGGTGATTTATCAACATAACCATAAACCATAGGGTAAGGTTTTCCTATATCATCTTCTTTGTATGTAAAATCATCAGGTATTAAAGTAGATGGAATCTGGGTTGAAAGTATTTGTTGTGTAGCATCTTCTAATTCTAATTTTATAGTTTCTGCCGATTGACTAAAACGTCTAATAGTACCAGTATAAACCAATAAACAATCATCAATACTATCAATACCATTAGCACAATAATATACTTGAACAACAGCGTTTAATATACTTTGAATATCATCACTAAATATTTTACCTTGAAATGGTGCGTTAGATATAGAAAGAGATACACTTGATATAGTGTATTTGTTGTTTATAATGTCGGCAGATGATTTAATAGAAGGAGTGTTTAATAGTAAAGGCTTATACGCACTCCCACTTATGTTTGTTTCCTTAATTGATAAATTTATTGATTCTGCATCATCAGGGATAGTGTCGTCTATTCTAATACCTTTGTAGATCCTAACTAAAGGATATAAAGAGGTTCTTACACCATTACCTAATGCTTGTTTAAACTTTGGAGGTAAATCTATCATTAACTAAGTCCAAAATCGCTACCTCTACGGACAGCTTCTTTAATTGATTCTGCTAGTTCGCCTTCAACAAAATCTTGTGTTAAAACATTACCTGTAACGCTTACATTAATACTTCCACCACCACCTGATTGATTCATTTGATTTAAAGTTTCTAAGCCGATAGATTCAGTAGCATTTCTACTCATAACAAACTCACCTCTTTCAGCTTCAATGATAGTTCCACCTTGAGAGTGAGGTCTACCACCAACATAACCACCTTCAGCGAATCTAGGTGTAGAGCCACCTCCACTAGAGCTTACTTTAGTAGCAGCATCATATACTGCTTTAGCATTAGCTAATCCTGCTGCAAGTTCTATAGCATAAGCAATCCCTGGAATTGGAGGAAGCATACCAGCTTTTTGTGCATTAAATCTTGCTGATGAAGCACCTGCAAAGGCATCTACTGTAGCACCTGCTGCTTGTAATAATGCAACTTCTTTAGCTCCTGCTCCAAAAGCATCAGCTACTGTTGCTGCACCTTTAGCCATTCTAGACCAAACTCCAAATTGTGCTTGTTCTTCAGCTTGTAAAATAGACGCTTTCTTTAATTGTAACATTTGTAGAACGTCAGTATATTCTTTTTGAGCTTCAGCAGCAGCTCCTGCTGCAATAGCAATATCAAGTAATGATTGAGTTGTAGCAATATTAGTATCAATATCTGCTACTTGAGCATCTCTAGTTTTATTATACATATCTAGAACTTCTTCTCGTGATTGTAAAAAAGATTCATAAGTAGAAAAACTGCCTTCTATTGTATCTATCATATTTTGAATTTGTTCTTGATTTTCTTTAGCTAATCTTATTTCTTCTTCAGACGCATTTATATGTTCATTTGATTTTTTAGTAGCTTCAGATTTTATATGATTTTGTTTATCTAAACTTTTATTAACTAAATCTACTTTACCATCCAAATATGCTTGAGCACCTGCTCCTTTTTCATTTATTTCATTAAACTTATCACCAACAAGAAAACTTTTTGTCAATATTTTATTCATACCTTCTTGCGATTCACTAGAATTTTCAACAGATGCATTTAGATTATCGTATTTATCTGTAGCTGCTGCCAATAATGCTTCTAACTCTTTAAGCTCTTTACCTTTAAGTTTTTTTAAGAATGAATCAGTAGATTCTTCTACTTTATCTATACCGTCATCATAATCGTTAAATATATTTTTTAAATTTAAAAGCTCTATTGATAGAATACCTATTGCTGTTGCTAATGCACCCCAACCAAGTGCTGTTTGCCTCATTATAACTTTTTCTAATTGTTTTTGGTAAGCAATCATTGCTCCAACAAGAACCACTCCAACAAGTGTAGCATAAGCCTTTACTCTTTGAGGGTCCATAGCATCTGCAAAGTCTTTCATAACACTTGCTAATGTTTTGATCATAGGTAAAAATGCTTCTCCAATGTTTTTCTGTAAATTATCCATTGACGCAGAAAATTGTTGAAATGCTTGATTGGATGTTAAAGTTTCTTGAGGTAAAAGTTTTAATTTTTCTTCTGCTGCTTCTAATGCTGCATTTGTAAAGGCTTGTTTCTTTTCAAAATCTGTTAGTGTTCCTGCTGTCTTACCAATCTCTCTTGCATAATCTTTATATGCTTGATCTGCTTTTACAATAATACCAATATTATCAAGCATCAGACGAGATTGACGACCAATACCAGTAATAAGTGATTCTACTGAATCTTTTGTATCTCTACCCAATGCGTTACCAAGTCTTTGTGCCATATCAAACATTTTAGCCATTTCATTAGAATTTCTAGTAACACCAAGAATCATAGCATTGTTTGCTTGTTGGAATAAATCAAATTCAGACATAGTTTCATTTGTAGCTTTTTGTAATTTAGTTATTGCTACAGCAGCATTTATAGAACCTCCAGATAAAGTATTAAAACCTCTTTCCATATCCTGAATTTTTGCTGCCGTTTTAGAAAAGCTAACTATTTGCCTAATACCCATAGCCATAGCAAATTGAAATAATAATAAATGGGAACGCATAGTAGCAAAAGAACTACCTATAAGTCTATTAGACTTGAGCATACCATTTCCAGACCTAATATTTTGTTTCATTGCTAAGTTTAATTTAGCCATAGCAACTCTATTACCTTTGGCTGCTTCTCCAGCAGTTTTCATACTAACACCTAATTTTTTCCAGCTTAAATTTTGTGCTTTTAATTTAGCTGTCATATCAGCAACAACGACATTATGTTTTTTACCAGCAACAGTTAAATTCTTTTGTGCTGATTGAATTGCTTTTATTGCTATTACTAAATCTTTATGTCCATCAGGTTTAAAACTTACTATAATATCAGACATCTTTTTTCGCTTTCTCTTTTATTTGACTCTGTTTCTTCGCCATAGCATTTTTAATTATAAAAAAATATTGTACCCATCTTGCAGGTTGTTCACCATAGCCACCTTTATGTGCTGGTGTTCCTGTCTCAGTACAATATAAATATTTGTTAAGAAGTTTAAGATACTTCTCATCTCTAATATGATTAAAACAAGTAAAGAATGGAATTTGACTTTTTATACTTTTACCCACGTCA